GACAAAATTCCAGAGAGACCACTAATTACATTCGTGGACGTAGATTACTACTTGAGAGAGAGAGAGTGGTCCCAATGGACTTATGCCAGAGCAGTAGGAATGTATAATTTAGCACCACACAATTTAACCATGAGAACCGGAGAGTCATTTATCCATCACGAGGCCAACAACAGGGTTGTGGAAACAGTTTCTGGAGGAGAGACTTATTCCCATCCATTGTTCGCGGCACCACAGGGGTCAGTCATGACAACCAAGAAAGCCCACCCATATTGGCATTATAAGCATTGGCTCGACTTGATCGGCCTACGCAGAGAGTGGTGCATTTCAACAGTTGATCATTTATCCATTGATGAAAAGCAGTCTTGGAGGAGGCTAACTTACATCCATCCCTACACAACCATGACTGACTACTTTTGCATAGCTGAGCTGACATTAGGATTAAACAAAGCACAACGCTCATGCTATGGTATTAAAGCAACAGCGAACTACTTTTGGAAAACATTTGAGTTCCCTGGTAACAAGAAGTCGATTAGAGCAATAGCCAGAAAAGGATTTCACCAACGTGATTCATTCGAAATTGATGAATCCATCCTACATGGCTTATTTACAGCAAACGAAAACGCGAAGAAGAAGTTAACAATTGCCGAAGTACAGCGGATTGCAGGTTTTAGAGATGAAGACAAGTTAGCATTAGCACATAAGATGCATGCATACTTGCAAGAATTGCAACCAGGAACTTGTTTTATTTCAACAACAGGCAGTTACCACTACACAGCAGTTGCACCAATTTTAGATGAAGGAAAGGAATCAGGGAAGGAAGTAGCACCACCAATATTACAACATGGACCATCATTTCCGATAATCAATGAAGCTAATGAACAATGGGGAATTGAAGAAAGAATAGAGAACGTAGCGAATACTGAAACATTTAATAACGATCTTAAGGCTTATGCCAAAGAGTATGTAAATTTCGTAGTTCCACAAAATTCCAGATATCAAATACCATTGGATTACAACCAACTAGACGAAGAACAAGCACGTAGTGCCCAACGCACCAAAAATGAACGAGCATCAACAAAATCAATTTATACAGCAGCTAAAGCCTTCTCTATGTTTATCAAAAGAGAGGCCTATGCTAGCCCAAAAGACCCTCGTTTAATTTCTGACGTCAAGGACATCCACTGCCAAGTTCTATCCTGCTTCTGCAAACAATTAGCTACAACAATGAAACAAACGTGCCCGTGGTATATGAGTTCAGCAAAACCCGATGAATTGTATGAGAAATTATCCGAATATTGCAAGGACAAAGAGTATGTTTATGACACTGATTTTAGCCGCTTTGATGGCACAATTTCTTTGGACATGAGAACACACTTGGAGATCCCTATTTTTAAAAGATTATTTCCCGGCTATGAACAAGAGTTAGATCAATTGTTTATTTTAGAAATGCAATCTACAGGCTACGCCAAAAACGGACCAACAACTGAACCATCACCCAATCGCAAAAGTGGCAGCCCTATGACAACAGTAGGCAATAACATTGTAAATGGATTTTGCGCCTATGTTGGATATAGATTAGCCAATTATGAACCAAATTTAGCATTTTCATCAATCATGCCAAAAGCAGGAGATGATGGATTGGAGAGCACAAATTGTAAAATTGAAGAAGCAGCAACACTACTAGGATTACGGTTGAAAATAGCGAAGAAACCAACATCGGATTATGTTCCATTTTTAGGTAGGTGGTTTATCACACCCAGCCTGCCTATAAAAACTTCCCTAGCCGAACCCATACGAGCCATACAAAAGCTCCACACAACAACTGACTTCAACGCACAGGACCGGACGGCATTATTGAACAAAATGAGAGGTTACTACGTAACTGACGCCTTAACACCAATTATTGGAAATTATTGCCGTGCCGTATTTAGAATCGAAAACTTCGCCCCACCAGACAAAGAGTACACCCCCAAAGAGATGGATTTATTATGGAGACACGATAGATCAACAGCATTTCGGGTATTCAACGGACCATACAAACAGGATCCAGCAGACATACAGAGAATGGTTGGTTTAACCGCCTTATCATTAGGAGTACCCGAAACAGATATCACGAATTATATGGAAGCATTGGACAAAGCCAAAAGCTACGCCGATTTTCCACCACCCTTGTACACAATCCCACCACCGCCCCCACCGAA